GACCATAGCGCGCCGACGCTCGCCTCATCAGCCATGTCGCCATGATTGTCGCTGACGACGATGAAGCGTTGTGCTCCTTTAGACATCGAGTGCGTCGCTTAGGTCGATCGAGGTAAGTCCACCGCCAGCAAGCAACGTCTCGGCCTTGGCTGCAACGTAGAGTTGAGCGAGGACTTGGTGGTCGGCGAGTGCTTCCGCGCCGAGATACTGCGTGAACTTCGCGCCGCTGAGTCTCAGCTTGGCGATGACTGGCACGAGGTAATCCGCACCGGCCTGCGCGTGTGCTGCGTCGAGGTAGAGTGCGAAGATCGCCGACGCCTCTAGCGTTGAACGGTCATAGCGGTACGACGTCAGGCGAATATAATTGCCAGAGATACCGGACGGCAGAGCGATTGTTTTTTGGAGAGCCATGATTAGTTGTATTCGGTGAAGTCGAGATTGAACCGGTAATTGCCTGCACCAATGTTGCTGCCGTCCAACGTCGAGGCGCGAACGTAAGCAGTCGAGGAACTATTTGAGCCGTTGTCGAAATCGTAAGCCGTGAGCAGGTCAGCATTGACGCAACCGCCGACACCGACGTCGGGCTTGGTCGAGAATCCACGATTGGAAATGTCCACGGAGAACGTCTCAGTCGGCGAACCACCGGAGAGCGCGACGACGTGCGATGCCTGAAACACGGCTTGAACTTGGCGCACGCTCGATGCTGACGCTGCGCCAGTCTTGATGCCGCTCACGCTCACATCACTCTTGTCTTGTGCGCTGACCGTGCCTGCGCCAAGAAACGCATTGTTAGCAGCCAAGTCTACATACACCCAAGCCGACGCGACACCGCTGCGATTGACTGCGCGCAAGAAAGTAAATCCGGTTGAAGGAGTCGCGGCATATAAACACATCGTGTTAGCCTTGGTTAAGACCAACGATGGTGATCCACCCATCTCTCCAAACCAAGTGTAGTCCGTCGCGCTGCTGCTGTTCGTTGCGGTCGCTTTGATTTCGTAGTGATCAAAATCCGTCTCGGTGTTCGGAGTCCAAGATGCGCGCGTGCCGAAGTAGTATTCTCGTGTGCTCTCAATGAGTTTAGGCGTCACGCCGATCTTAGACAGACTTGAACCGCTCGGCGTAGCCGGTGCCGTCGAGTTGTTGGGCGCGGTCTGCGGAGTTCCATTGATGACAATGCCGCTTCCAATGCCGAACGCGCTGAACGCTTGAACGGCGATTTGATAAGTCACGTTCGGCGTCAGGTCGTCGATTGAGGAAGTGCCGTACTCGGTGCTTCGCTGGTCGGCAACAATCCAACCAGTAGTTCCATTCCTGCGATAAAGCAGATTCATGATCACGCATCGAGTCGTGAACGCTGGCATATTGACGACGATGCGCGCGAGCGTCGTGCCGTCGCCGCTCAAATAAGTTCCGGTCGTGTTTACCGTTGGCGCACTTGGGTCGACTGGCGGCGTGCTGTCAGTTTGCCCAGCGGTCACGGCCACCGCGGTCGCGCTCGCTCCGGTGCTCTTTGCGCTTTGGTTCTCGCTGCGGTCGTAGGCTGAAATCCAGTAATAGTAAATCGTGCCAAGCGTGAGATTGACGTCCACAAATCGGCTCGCGCGCGTCTCGGCAATCTTCGTCGCGCCGCCTGAGTCGTTGCTCGTGTTCCGCCAAACGCCGTACTCGCCAAAGTCCGGTTCGGTGTTGTCGTCCCAGTCGAGCGATATGATTTGCCCAGTTCCGGCGATGGCAGTGAGTCCGGTCGGTGTCGCTGGTGGCGTAGTGTCCGGCGCGACCGTGACCGAGCTGGTGACGTAGCTCGTGCTGATCTTGAAATATGATTCGCCGAAGATTCGCACGTTGTAGTTCGTGCCGATCTTCACGTCGGAGCTGATATAATCTTCCGTCTGCGCGCCTTCGACTCGGCTCCACGTCAGGTAAGTCGTGCTCGTGCTCGGCTTGTATTCGATGACGACGGCGCCACCTGATTGGATAAACTCCTCGGCTGGCGGCGTCCACTTTACTTTAATGCGCGGAACCGCCGTGCCGTCGGCTTGAATAAATTGCGTGGTGCCATCTGCGGTGAGCGCGAGACTCGATGGCGCGCCGAGCGTGAACGGGTCGGGCAAGGTCGTGTTCGGAGAGTCGGCGACATAAACCTCGTCGGACACCGTCCACGAGTAAACCGACGACGCGGTTTCGCGCAGAGTCATGTCAATGTAAAGCTGCGGCGGATTGCCGTCGGTAGCAAAATGCCACTCCATCACCTCGAAAACCTTCGATGACCAACCGAGCTTTGCGTTGGTGATCATGACCGTATCGCCCGCGCGAACTTGCATCGCCTCTAGGCGGAATCGAGCAGTGAACGTGATCTCCTCGCGTGCGCGACGTAGCTCGATGACAGCCAAGCGTTGAGCGCAGGATGATGAGGTCGTGAACGGCAGCACGACGTCGCGGTAATAGCGCGTGTTGTTGTCGTTCGTAACGTAGGTCGCCGACGAGATCGTCGGAAAGTCGGACACCTGCCAGTTGTTCGACTCGCTAACGTACACGCCTTTGACCGAGTTCACGCGGTCGCGCGCGCTCGTGCGAGTCTGGATGTTAAGCGGGCCGACGAAGTGCTTTTCGGTGAGCGTCACCGTTGGGATGCGATAGCCGCCAGCGTAAGCCACTATCTTGCCGCCAGAGTACGCGATGAGTCCGCCCATCGCCGAGAGGAGCTTGCCGATGTTCTCGTCGGGCGACGCGCTCGTGGCGATGACGCCGTTGCACTCGTAGCGGTTTTCGTATGTCGTCGGCGAGAGCGGAAGAACCTGCACTTGCTCGTCGCAGATGTTAGCGGCTGCATTGATCGCGGTGACGTCAATCTCGGTCGCGTCCATGCCCATGCCGACAGCCGAGTCGGTGAGATAGTCACGCAAGCACAGCGCAGGATTGGCCGAGTAAGCCGTCGTGCTCGTGCGCGTATCGAGTACCTTCTTGCCTTTGATGACTGCCGAGATGTTCGGAATACCGCTCGGAAATTTCTCGGTGTCCCAAGTTAGGCGGACGTATAGGTAAGCGATGCCGTAAAGCGTGTGTGCAGTTGTCCACTTTCCGTCCGTCAGACTATTAGTTTCAGCAACAAGAAAAGAGTCAGCCGCTTGTGTTGTGCTTCCAAGATGCTTGTAGACGTTTGCAACTCCGCTATAAAAGCCCGTTGCTGCGTTTCCAGAAAGACCAACGAGGTCGTCGTTGAAATATACCTCCTCGATTTCTTGGATTTCGTGGCCAGCTAGAGCGATAACGATGTTTAAATACTCGTTTTTGCTTCCGGTCGTGGACATATAAACCACGGTTCCCGATGCGCGGCAGCGACCATAAACAATCGTGCGCGCAGCGATTGGCGAACGCACCATTTGTGAGCGTTGAGAAAGAGATGAATCCGAAAAACTCGGAGCCTTTGGCGCAAGGAGCTTGGACGCGGCCATTGAGGACGCGGTTATTGCGATGAACTTAATGACTGCCGCCAGAAATTTGACCGCCTTAATTGCGCCCGCGACGGTGGCGAAACTGAAATTTGATAAAATAGCGATTGCGATTGCTTGTGGCATTTTTAAATTCTCCAGAAGCGCGTTTCCACGCCGTCGTTTAATTCAGCAAACAAAAGTCCATCCTTGCCGACGAACGCTGCCGTTGAACCAAGCATGATTCCCATCGTGTCGCCGTTGCCGCAGTCACGCACCGCAATGTCACCACGCGCCGCGAATCCTTGGCCGATTGGCTTGAAGCCCAAAGGCTCCATGTGCGTCTCAATAGTTCCAATCAGCCCGCCGTGTTTTTCCAGCACGCGCACGCCAGAAAGCGCGCGGTCGTAGGTTCCGCGCAAGGTCGCCGCTGGGTCAAGTCCGGTGCAAAGCTGAATCCAGTCGGCTCCAAATAGGCAGCAATCGTTCACGCCCCAAGCGAAAGGCTCGTTGCGTTTGCGGTCGATGTAGGCGGCGAGAGCTTCGGGCCAGTTGGCGCAGCGGGTCGGCATGGTTAATCGTATTCAGTCGGGCCGTAGTTTCCTCCACCGTTGTCGTTTACTGGCGCGGACATCTTCGCGTTGCCCCAATAGATTTCCTTTTCTTGGATTGAGTTCACGAACTCCAAACCTTTGTCGCCTGAGTAAAGATTCTTTTGCTCCTCGTCGGTGTAACGCACTTCGCGAGGACGCCGAAAATCCACGAGCTTATTTTCGGCAGTCATGCCAATCGTCGCGTCCTGACCGTCATCGTTAATGCTCATCACGTCCATGCGGCCAGAGAAAACAGTGATCGGCGACGAGACGAGCGAGCCGCTGGAATCGAGCGCGCCAAACATGATCGAGCAAGCCTTGCCTTGGTAGTTCTCGGTAAGCGCGACGGCAATCAAAGCGGTCGGCACGCCTGACAACTGCATCGAGATACCGCGCGCGGCGAGGTCTGTCGTCTCCTCGACTGGCGAAATCGTGCCGAGCGTGCCAATGCCGAGATAGCCGGTGCCAGCATAGGTGATCGTGCCGTAACCGCTCCAAAGATTCACCGGAGTTTCGAACGAGAGCGACGCGAGAATGATCGGCGAGAGTTGCGACGCGCTTACCTGCGTCGTCATGTCGTTGCTGAGAGAGCGTCCTGCGGTGGTGATGCTCATTGCGCTACGTCCTCCATCACGTTGAACGACACGCCGTAAAACTTGGCCGTGTCGATGCTCCATTGCGTCGAAGGCTCGGCGAGGCGGAACACGCCTTTGGCGTTGTTGTAAGTGATCGCGGTGCCGCCCGCGTACGATGAGCGCAGGACTGGAAACACGTCCACCGATGACGACGAATTTACTTGGACGACCTTGTAAAGCGAAGTCGAGATTTGCAGCCAATCGCCCGCAGCGAATGAGCCGGTGGCGCCGCTAATTCCTAGCGTCGTGCCGTTGGCCGTAGCCGAGGACACAGTGAGCGTGCCGGTCACGTTGCCGCGCGGCGTCGGGTTTGCGAAGTCTTGAAAATAGAACGTGCCGCGCTGGGCCATGAGCAGAAACGACACGACCTGCTCTGCCGCGGCGCGCGTCATTGGCGGGCAATCCACGGTGCCAATCCAGCCTTGGCCTTGCCAGTTGTATTGCTGCACCTGCATCGTGAACGGCGAGACGTTGCGCGAGACTGCGCTGAGTCCGGTCAAGGACAGGCGCGAGGCTTCAAGCGCAGCAGGCGGCGTGAGTGGGTATGAGATAGCCATGAGATTAGGCGAAGGCTGAACGATACGCGCCACCACGGCGCACCATGTCTGGAATCTCGGCCTTGAGGCGGCGACGTTCTTGCTCCAAGATCGGAGCGAGTTCGCTGCGCGTTACGCCTGCGGCGATGTTGTAGTTCACATTGATCGAAGGGCCAGCGGAGCCACCGCCTTGGTTCATGTTGGAGTTGGAAACTATGGAGCCGCTGGCGCGCGGCACGAATAGTTCTGGGCCACGCTCGCCGACGATGTAAGGACTGTTGGCGGAGACTGGGCCGCCACTAGCACGCATACCAAGCGCGGTATTGATTGCTCCACCAATACCTTTTGCGAGAGGAGCCGTGATGACGTTTTGAAACACTAGGCGAACAAGATCGCGCCCAATCTGTTTAAGAACTTCGCTAAATTTTTCACCAGATAAAATGGCATCTTCAAAACCAGATGCGATAATTTCACCAGCATCGCGTCCAATCTTTCCTTGTTCTTTAAGAAGCGGATTTAGCTTTGCAGATACGTCAGTAGCTTCTTTATATAATCCAACTAATCGTTGTTGAGTTTCTTCAACTGGCCCACCTTCTTCTTGATATGCATTAAGAGCAATACTTGCTTGTGTAATTTGAAATTGTAAATCCGCATATCTATTACTCAAACCTTCAATAGTTTCAGAAATAGTTAATGTAGATTTCTGAGATTCTGGAAGGTTTTTGTAATACTCTTTTTCAGCATCAGAAAGTTCTTTTGTTAATGTTATGTTTGCAGATTTAATAACATTAACCTGCTTCATAATTTCCTCTGTCTTTTTTAACATTTCGACAGGCTTGCTTGCTCCAAGAGCTTCAATTTCTTTAGCAAGGACAGCAATTCTTTCTCTAGCTCCAGCCGCAAGTTGGCCCTGATCTTTTCCTGTTTTTTCATACTCGTCTTGAAGATCGGATAAAGATGATTTGATTGCGTCAATTTGCTTTTTCTCTCGCTCCATTCTTAAAGCGCCTAAGCGTTCTTCAAGTTTAGCAGGATCAAATGCACCAATAACATTTCCCATTTCTATTCCAAGTTTAGCTAAACCCACCGGAATCTGTATCAGGAAATTCAAAATGCCATCAAAAATCCTTTCCATTTCCATGGCCGCACGAACATCTTTTTCCGAGAATCCAAGTTCGTCTTGTTTATCAATTACATTGTCGAGCTGATTATTGATCGCTTTCAACGCACTACCAAAGACGTTTGCTCCGAAGGCAAACTTTAATGTTTTAGAAATTGTAACTGCCGTATTGTTCAGCCTTCCAAATGAATTTTGTATGCTGGCAAACGCCTGCCTTGTTGCATCGACCGCTCTAAGTGTAAATGTTCCTTCAGCTGCCATGTTGTTTTCTTAGTCGATTTTGGTGGTTGATATAAACAAGCCAGCCTTTCATTTCTTCGGCTGGCATTGCGAGGACTTCGTGAGCGAATTTGCCGAGACGTTCAGCGATTGCATAGACGGCGAGGAGGTCGGCTCCTTCATCGCCGCCGATTAGTTTTTTAAGTCATCAAACTTAGGAGAACTATCGGCAAGAATCTCATTAGCAACACGCCCAACAACATTGCTGTCGGCCTTGTTCAAGAGGGTCGGCTTATGCTCGATGGTGAACAGTTTCTTGCCGCTCTCGTCCATGGCTTTCATAATCAGAATGTCCACGAGCAAATCCATATCATTGTTCTGAGACTTTTTGTAAACTCGGTTCTTCTCGGCCAAGGTCATTGGCGTGGAGAAGATCACGAGTTTCCATTCAGGAACTTCGATGCGTTTAGTGCCGAGGTTATTGAAGTGTTCGCGGACGAGATCAATGGCTTCCATGTGTGTTTTGTTTTGTGTTTTCCTAGCGTTAAACGGTCAGGGTCGAGAGCGCGCCATTGCCTTCAAAGGCAATCGAGCCTTCGACAAGACCATCGAACGAAGCCGAAACGTCGAACTTCGTGACGATAGCCGAGCCGCTGTAATAAACGTCCGAGGACGTCGCGCCTTCTGGGTAAAGGTTGAGCGTAACAGTCGAGCCGATAGTGATGAGGAGTTGGCCGGCGTCGGCTTCATCCCAATAGAGATCGCCAGATGCGCTCCAAGTTTTCATTGAGCCTTGGCGCGTGCGGTAGATGTCGCCGATCACGCTGTCCTCGACGGTGTCAGAGGAGTGCGAGAGCGAGTAATTGCGGAGTTCACCGATGGTGGTGGACGAGACTTTGATTAGGCCTTCGCGGCCAAGGTGGTTTGCCATGTTAGTCGTTGGTTAAATATATGCAGTTGAAAGTGTGACGAGCCGTTCCCCAGCGAACTTCCTCGTCGGGTTCGATCACATATTCGACATTCGTCAAATGCGTATCTCGGCAAGCACCGCCGAGCGTAACGTCGGCCAAGACCGCTGCTTCGACGGCAGCGGAGCCGGTGTCGAAAAGATCGTCGATCAGGTAAGTGCCGCTCTCCGCCGTGAAGTAATCAACGACGAGTTGAAGCTGTCGGTACTGCGTGCGATTGCTTGGGCCTAGCGTGCGAACTTCGATTTGCTCGGTGACGGCATAGACGGCGGCAGATGGAAAACTAATACTGGCGAGCGTGTTGTTTCGCCCGCGCAGGATGTTCGCCGTTGGCACTACCAGAGCGGAGGTAAGAGCGGTCGCGGTAGCGTTGCGGATGTTTGTGCGTGTGCTCATTCGTTTTTGTTGTAGGTTACAACTCCGGTATTTGAAATTTTAGCAAAGCCTAGATTGACTGCACGATTAACGAGAATGGCATTAACTTTTGCTAGTGTGACACGTTCACGAATCTTAAATGCGGCATCAACATATCGCTGAATGTCAGGAATCTTATTACCAGAAGTCGTGGCTATAACGTAAGGATTAGCCGCAAAATTAGACTGCACTCTGCCAGCGCGAGAAGCCCAGTCTCTAATCCATGCAGGAACTCTAATGCCGCAAGCAATAGCAGAAGCGGCGAAACCAGCTTTTGCCCAGCCAACTTTTGATTGAGTATATTTCAAATACGCATCAGCCGATTGATTTGAAACCCACATTTGATCTTGAACCATCCAACGACCAACCGGACTTCGGGTTACTTGTCCGATTCGTCCTCTGTTGTTTCTGTATCGTTTATGAAACGCCATCATCTCTGAAATAGATGCTGATTCGCGCCAGAATTTCTGATAAATTCCAATGCGTTTATTGTTCTTAAACTCATTACCTAGTTTGACATAAGCAAATTGAGTTCGTTTTCCTTTTGGTGGAATTAGTTCTGAGCTTCCTATGCGTTGAAAAAGACCAATCGACTTTTCTTTTCTCATTTGTTTGCCGCCAAACAAGTCTCCAACGATTGCGTTTTCTCCTTGTTTTTGTGCGTTTTTACTCAGTCCGCTCATCTTTGCTTTCTGAATAAATCCACCTCCAACGGTACGCATCATTTGACCGCCTTTAATTTTCTCTCCAGTAGGCGGAACGATCATCATAATCGTCTTAGATATATTCCCTGCCTCTTGCTTAATAACTAAACCAAGTTCGACCCGAGCAGCAGCAGCTAAACGCGCGAGAGCAAAATCAAGTTTCGTCGTGTCTTTAGTTACAAAGATCATATTGCCTTATTCACGCTGATTTCGCAACCAGCTCCTTCGGCATCGAGCGTCACTCGATCAATAAAATAAGTTACACCAGCACGAGAAACGGTCTGCGTAACTTTAGGAACTGCGCTGACGCTAGAAGTTAAAAGAAAGATCGTGAATTTTGATTCGTCGCGTCGCTGATCTTCAAAAGCCGAGAACTCATTATTGGAAGCAGACCAAATTCCAGTGATGCTGTTGCCTTGGTAGGTGAACGCGATGCCAGCCTGCGCCAAGATTGCGGAGAAATCTGCGTTGATCTGAGTCGGGTCAAAGTCTCGGACTGCGGCCATACTTATGCGCCTTTCGTTAAATACCACCGCGCGTGCAACTCGGGCCGATTCTCGCGCAGCCAAGGCTCGGCGTCGTCCATGCACTTCTTGGCGTCGTTGCCGCAGGTCTGGCTTCCGACGTGGTGAACGTAGGCGCGCGAGATGAAGTGCGGTCGCTTCATGTCGAGGCATTGTACGTCGTCGCTGAACCAGTTGAGCGGAGGAAAATCCACCCATGCGTCGCGGTGAATCCACGCGCATATTGGCGCAATGACGCTTGCTTGAATAATGAGTCGTTCGGATGGGTATCGCAGGAAGTCAATTTGCCCGCGTCCGCAGCGGATGTTTTGCTCGCCGCGCGCGTAGTCCGAGCGCGTCGCCACCCAGCCGAGGTCTGGATAATGCTCGCGAAGCAATCGCACGTCGCCCATGAGCTTCGCCCATGTCGTCGGCGTGAACACGATGTCGTCGTTGCAGATCACCAGTTGGTCGTGTTCCTTGAACGCGATGCGCGCCGCCTCGTTGTAAGCCTCGCCAAAGGTCGGGCCGAGTCCGTGCGAAACGTAGGTGCGGATTCCGTGCGGAACGTAGGCTTTGATCGACGCTCTCATCACGTCGAGGCAACGCGCGTTCTTCGTGCAGACGACGATGGCGGGTTCTGGAATCATGGCTTTTTAGCTCCGAGGATTCGCTCGATGTTCTCCGCGTCGATGACGGTTTCTCCGCACGTCAGCACGCGTTCATCCCAGTTGTTAGGCGGCACCATGCCGTCCTCGACATTCACGCGAATCACGGCGCGAGGCGTTTCAGTAGGTTCACCGACATGATGCAAAAACTGTTTCGCCATTGCCAACGTCTCGGCGTCGTCGGCCTTGATCTGGAAATAATGCTCGACGATTTCGGGCCGTGCCGCGGTCGAGAGCCAAGCGTCGCGGAAAGACACAGAGCGCGTCGAGTTGCCGAGCGTCTTTTGCGTGATGCGAATGGTCGGCTCGGTGTGCTTGTGATAAACGAGCTGGAGCGCGTTCGCGTCCGCCACCATGCCAGCCAAGCGATATGCACGCGCGGCGAGATCATGCCCAGCCCAGCCGTACCATTTCGCTTCGTGCGTCCACGGACGATCTTTCTGCGCCGGCTCTGGCAAGGTCAGCATCCGAGACGCCCACCACGCCGCGCGCTTGCCGTCGTTCTTCTCAAACGCGAGCATGATGATTGAGGCGATGGCTTCGCGGCACCACGGAAAGACGCCGTGCGCGCCCATTGCGAACTGCATGGACTCGCGCCGACTTGCCGAGATGCGCGCAAGGTTGAGCTGAACTTCGTACCGGAAAGAGTCGTCGAGGTTCGGAAACGAAAGCGCGATGCGGCCAAACTGTTCGGCGGCTTGTTTATTGCCGGCGCAGTAATGTTCTTGGTGGATGTAAAAGTATTGAGTCGCCGCTTCGCCTACGCTGCGACCTAGAATAGCAAGATTACGCTTGCGGTTATCTTGTTTTATGCAAGCTGGCTCATGCCTCCAGACCGGAGTTGTCCATTCGACATGGCGGTCGTTAGGCAACAGCAGCAGGTTTTCATGTACGTCGTGATGCCAGACGCGCCCAGATTGAAACGCGCTGCGACGGATGAACCGCTCGCGTTGCAGTTTCTTTCCAGTGCCGCGCACGTCATAAGGACAACGCACCATCAGCACCTCCTCGGAGAGTTCGGCGAGCTTGCTCTTTAGGTCGTCGGCTTCGGCCAAAACGTCGTCGCAGTCCGCCCAGACTAGCCAATCGCCGGTCGCATATGCGAAAGCCTGATTGCGTGCCTTGGCGAACGAATCGACGTGCTTCCAAGCCTGTGCCGTGACTCCGTTCCGATACTCGCTAAAAACGAAATTTACGCCGTTGTCGATGCACCACCCGCGCGCAATTCGCTCGGTGTCGTCCGGTTCCTTTGAGCCAATGGCGCGGACAAGTGAAAGTTCGTCGATCAGTCCGACGAAAGAGTTTAGCATCGCCTCGATGTGGTGCGCCTCGTTGCCACAAATTACGCAGAGAGAAATCGTCATGATCGTGTTGTGTTTTGATTCGGTCAATAGAAGGCGCGCGAACCGTCAAAACAAAAAGCCCCACGCGGTTAGGCGTGAGGCTTTAGAACTGAACTTAATCAGGATTAGAACTGGGTCGTGATGAGCTGACCGGCGTTCGTGTTCACAACCTTCTCGGCGGTGTAGTGCGAAGCGCGGACGATGTTCGATTTGATCGACTCATCGCGGTAGGTGCTGACGCCGATGGCTGGACCGTACTCGGACCAGTTCAAGGTGAAGCCAGCGCCGCCACCGAAGAAGCCGGCGGAAGCCTCGGTGACGTTACCGACCCAGACGTAAGTGTTCGCCCAGACGTTGCTGGAGCTGAACGCCACGCCTTCGGGTGCGCTATCGTATGACGCGCGACCAATCAGAACCTCAGCCACGCCAAATACCTCCGCGGCGGCTTGGGTCGAGGCGTTGAGGATGGTGTCGCTACTTAAACCAGTGCCACGCAAGCGGTTCTGGAATTTAGTAGAGGCGCGCAGGCGAGTCCATACTGGGTATGGAATCACGACCTTGGTGTTGCTCGTGGACTCACCCTTGGCGAGCATACGGTCGAGAGCATCTTGCACGTCTTGCGCGGCGTCGAACGTGGCGATGTTGGCCGTGCTCCAAGCGGTCGTCGAGTTCGTGGCCGTGAAGTTGCTCGTGTTGAACATCTGAGCAGCAACGCGGAGTTCGTGAGCGAGGAGCAGCTTGCGCTTGGCGAGCTTGGCGGCGATGACTTCGGCATCGAAGAAGCGAGCAACGTCGAGCGTCACCGTGTCATCGACAGCTTCTTCATAACCGTATTCAAGCGCGGTGTAAGTGTCTTGGTTGAAGGCGCGGGTGCCACGAGCGTAGGTGCTGTAAGGCGCGCGATTCTTGACTTCGCTCTTGAGCAGTTGGCCTTCTTTGAGAACAAAGGAGGGATACTGACCAGCGCGGACAGGAACGTTGAGGACGGGCATCACAGCCGTACCGATCAGGCCAGACTCCCAGTCTTTAGCTTGTTCGAGAACGCCAGCGACGTCGCCACGGAAAATTGCAGCAGAATTCGTATACATGTTAGTTTAGTAGATTGTTGAGATTAGATGTTCTTAGGCAGCATCTCGATGATCGCACCAGCGTCGGACGCGGTGGTCAGCGATTTGCCAACGGTGATCGTGCCGGTGATGGCGACTTGACCGGAGGCAACGCTGAAAAGCGTGTCGCCAACGGTCACGGGGCCAGCGAGCAAGGTCGCCTTGATGGTGGTGCCGCCGAGAAATTCGACGGTGACTTGATCGCCAGAGGCGGCGTCGATGACGGCAACGCCGTCAGGAAGCGAAGCGGTAGCGGCAAGACCGACACCACGATTAGCGGAAATGGACACGAGGCGGAACGCGGTAATAGCCGCATTAGCCACGAACGTGCCAGTATTGTTGAATGAAGTAGCCATGTTGGTTTATAGGATTAGAGTTTAACGATTTCGCCGCCTTGCACGCGCGCACGATAAGCGGCGTAAAGGTCAGCGTGATTCTTGATAGCAAACGAGATCGCGGCAGATTTGTCGCCTTTCAGCTCGGAGGCTTTGGCGGCGACAATCTCCTCGAATTTCTGCGATTGCACGGCAGGCTTGGGAGCCTCAGCCGAGGCGACGGGAGCAGCAGGCGCACCGAACGACTTGGCAAATTCTTTGACGGCAGCGAGCGCGGCGGTGTTCGCAGCGAGTTGCACGACTTCATTCTGCGCGCTCATAGCGGCAGGCTTGTCCTCTACGGGAGGCAGCATGGATTCGAGCTTGGCGATTTTATCGCTCATGCCCATCATGGCAGACTGAATCATGCCCTCGATAGCTTTTTTCATTTCTTCGTTCATAGGAAGTTCAATTTCGATTTTTGCTTCGGGTTGTTCAATTTCGCCGGTCTGAAGTTGTTTCAGTTTGCGCGCGAAAAATCCGCTCGGGTTGGCAGCGGGTTCGCTGACAAGATCGACCGAGTAAATTTCAGAGCACCGTTGCAAAGTGGTTAGCTTGTCGGATGACTTTTCCGACGGGCCAGAGAACGCGATGGAAAGCCCGAACGTGTCAGGAATCCGTTGTGCAATCTCTAAAATGTAAGCGCGGTGCGGAGAGTTTTGCAGCAAGTGCAGATCGCCCAGAAGTTTCTCGCCGTCGATACGCAGCGCGTCGATGTAGCCAACAATGTCGCCCGCACCGCCAGAGTGATCGAGCTTCACCTTGAGTCCGCCAGCGTATTGCTCGGCGGCAGTCTTCACTTGCTCCAAGGTCTTGTCGTCAATCATGACGCCGTGGCCGAGAGCTGGGCCTTTGGTGATCAGCGAGACGCCACGGATGACGCCGGCTTCGGTGTCAATGGCTCCGGTCGAGGCTGCGAATGTGATGACTTGTTCCATCGCTAGTGCGATGGACGTCAAAATCGCTCACCGCTTGGCTCGCTTCTTTACGATCTTTGGCCGCTTGCCAATCCACGGAGCGACCGCAAACACGATGCCAAGACCAGCCGCGACGCTGGCAAAGCGTTCAAAGGTCAGCAAAGCCGAGTCGGCAGCGTCTTTGTGCGTGCGCGAGATGGTGAGCTTGTCGAGCAAGAGCTTGTTAATGAGCGCGGTCATTGGCTCGATGACGCCGTAAAGTTCCGCAGTCATGGCTGGCGAGTTCAGCGTTTCGATTTCGCCCTTGTCGCACGCCTCGCGCGCTTTCTTCAAATAGGCTTTGACGAGTTTATGCTGGGCCACGAGTTCCGAAGGCTGACCAAACTCGGAGATCAGTCGCTCGGCTTCGCTCTCCAACTTGGTTAGCGAAGCGCAAAACTCTTTTCCGTCGATCAGTCTTTTGCTCGCCTTTGCCTGACCGTCCACAATCGCCAATCCGTAAATGTCGAAAAGCGGACTCAGGACGTTGCTCGTCAGCGCAAACTCTCGGTCGCTCGCCGCAATGTTCTCCGAAACCTTTTGCACCGTCATCACTCCGACGCCCGAAAAGCAGACGACGGTTGCGGCCAGCGCAGCGGTGATCAGCTTCGGGTTCATTTCTTGAAGAGCTTGCTCGGATTCTTGGAATACTTCTTTGCCAAATTTGTAATGCCGTCGATAATCTCAGGAGAGATGACGCCCGCAACGCCGTAGGTTATCGCCTTCACGAATGAGCTGACCTCGATTTGTTCGACGACGAACCAAGCGATTGAGCTGACGATTGCGGCCATCACGATGCGCCGAATGGATTCCCAGACGTCGCCTTTAATCGGATTCGCCAGCAAACGCGCAGTCATTCCTGCGCCACCGATGACGGCTGTGAGCCATCCGGTTTCTTTCCAGAGCCGAGCCACCTCGACAAAGTCTTTGGGCTCCGTGCTCATTTCTTGCGGGTCATCCTATCGCCAAACCACCATCCGATGCAGTTGAACGCGCAGAACTGAATTTCGTCAATCATGTCGGCTTGCTCGGAAACCGTGACGCGAAAGAAAACGATGGTCACAAGCACGAGGAGGAGCAGCGTGATGACTGGGCGAAAAAGCGTGATGGTGTTCGCAGCCCACGGCGAGATGTTGTCGGGAGGCGTGGCCGCTTGCTGACTAGCCGTGAACGCATCCCATTTCGCCTTGTCGCTGGCAATCTCAGCCATGACTCGTGCCTCCTCTAGCTTACGCTTGTGCTCTTGGGCCGACTTGTAGTTGTCGAAAAAGCCGTTGCCGATTCTAAGTAAGACGCCTAACGCGCCGCCGCCTAGTGCATTTGTGATAAGATCGAGCATGACTTATACTGATTTCGGATTCGTCAAACGACGGAACAAAAAGTAAGGCAACCAAATGAACTTTGGTATCTTGACCAGTTTTACATTGGTATTCTGCACCAGCGGAGCATCAGCATCCCAGAGCTTCACGCGAATTGGCGAGCCATCCGGTGAGCAGCAGTTGAGCAGGGATACATTGCGTGTAGGAGCGCGTCCTTTAGTCCAGTAGTTGTCGTATTGCCCTAGCTCCACAGTACCGCTTACAACGCAGTTATAGAGCTTAAGACCATCAATGGCGCCCTTGACCGTCACCGAGCCTTGAATGACGCAGGATTGAAAGGAATAGCCATTGCCGCGCACACAATCAATACTATCCTCACGGCTAGCAGGAATGACCAGCCCAGTAGCCGTTAGGTTGCTCACGTTTGAGCACTTGAACAAGTCGTCCCATTGCTTAGGGTCGCTTGGTGCTTGCCAGTCCTCAGACGTAACCAGCTTGCCGTTGTCCGCAGGGCCAACGTAGCTGCGCCAGTTTACGTCTTTTATTCCAGCCATTTTATTCAGCTTTCGGTGCCTCGGCAGCGGGCGCTTGCTGGGATTTTACAATCTCAGAAAACTTGTTTCGCATGGCACCGACTATTAAGAGTTCTTCACCGCGAAACGCGCCACGAGTGGAGCAAACGTCGATGAGTTGGACGACGGAGGCGAGGTCGTTGATTTCGATGGTGGGTTTTTGTTGTTCGGTGTTCATGTGTTTTAGTTGGATTCGAGTGCGGCGACACGTTGGCGAAGCGACTGCAACTCCGCAACTAGATTTGCGATGACTTCAGCGGAGCTGGCTTGCATACCCTGATACTTAGGATTGCCCTCGGCATCCACGGCGTCCTTTTCACCTTGCACAGAAGAAGGCGAAACCTCAGCAAACTCGTGAGCAATGAAACCAACACCCTTGTCGCCCGTGTCCCAATCAAACGTGCGAGGCTTTAGAGCGTCGATAAAAGAACCGCTGCCAGTAAGGTCTTTGACATTAGATTTGCGGCGATAGTCGGACGAAGTGTTATATTGTGTTCCCGCAGCGGTTGTGGTAATACTTCCACAAGCCGTAGCAGACCGCATAAACTCAAATGCGTATTCAGTGCCAGTTGCACTGTTATGGTTTATTTGAGAATATTGACCCGAAGGAAGCGATTGAATGAATCTTCCATTTGCATACGCTTGAAACCCGCCAGTAGCTACACCAGTGCTACTAGTCCCCACCAGCAGATTACCGCTGCTGTCGATGCGGGCGCGTTCGGTGCCAGCAGTCCAAAAGGCTAGAGGATTACTATCAGGCGTTCCAATAAACGCTTGATTCACTCCGCTTGGACTATGAACGCCTGTATATAGGCGATTGGTTTGTAAGGATTGAGAAGCAATGAATCCAGCGAAACCTTGTGCATTACCTCCAGCACTTGAAAAAGCGTTAAGGTATGCCCCAGAACCATAATTTGTTCCAACGCTGTTTATTTGTTGGTTACTGTTTTCAAGACCGAGAACTTGTAATTTTGTAGCAGGACTCGTCGTCCCAATGCCGACGTTGCCTGTTTGAGTAATGGCGACGCGAGATGCCGCTCCGCTTTGGTCGTAAATCTCAAAGTTGCCGCTGGAACGAGCAATTAACTGATAACGCTG